ACTCCATTATCTCAATAATGTTTTCAGCTTTAGCATCAGATTCAACAGATATGTCTACTTCATCGTGAATTTGAATGTGTGGTATTATACCATTTTCATATAAGGCTACCATACTTTTTTTAGTCATATCAGCTGCTGATCCTTGTATTAATTTGTTTAATGCTTTGTAAGTAAATGCACGTTTTAATGGTTCATCATATTCTTTTCTGGCCATCTCTAGTGGTAGTGGTTTAAATATACCAAATTGAGTTGGTTGCCAAAGATCAAAATGACACGCACGTCCTCCTAAAGTTCTAATTTTACCTCTGTCATTTGCTTTACGAGATACATTATCCATAAGTTGTTTTACGAATGGAGCTTTAGAATGATATTGTTTAATTAATTTCTCTGCTGATTCTTTCATCAAACCTAATTCAGCCATTAATTTATTTTTACCCATACCATACATTAAACCTAAATTAATTGTCTTGGCTTGTTTACGTTCTATGCCTGCCATATCGGCCACGACTTGGTGGAAATCAGCGTCTCCGGCGTTATATGCGTCTACAATTTCATCAACTCCTGACAAATTTTGTAGTTTTGCATAATGTACTAAAATTCTAGGCTCTTGTTGTGAGTAGTCAAACGATCCCCATTTAGTTTTTTCTTCTGGAATAAATATAGATCTAATCATAGGACCAAGTTCAGGATGTCTTGCAGGTATTTGTTGTAAGTTTGGATTACTCATACTAAATCTACCTGTTACAGTTCCTCCTGCATCTGATCTTATTTGATTTATGTCTGCGTGTATTCTACCCTTAACTGCGTGTTTAGTTATTGAATCTATAAATGTAGTGTGTGCTTTGTTTATCTCTCTTGCATCAGCAATTAATTTTGGTAATTCGTGTGGATGATTCTGTAAAAAGTTTTTTGTAAAACTTGGTTCCTTACTTTTTTCTGTTCTATCATATGGAAGTTTTAGTTTATCAAAAGCTTTTGCAATAGATCTAGCTGCGTGTATTTCTACATCAACATTAGTTAAGTCTTTGATTCTACTAACAATTTTAGCTTCTCTTTCCATAAGATTTTTTTTAATTTTAGCTGCTCTTTCAAGATTAACTCTTACACCTTTGAATCTCATATCTACTAAACAAGGAAATAGTTTTGTCTCTAAATTAAATACATCCCAAAGTTCTTCTTTGTATAATTCTGTTTCTAATCTTTGCCAAAGTTTAAGTGTAGATTCAGCATCACGTTCTGCATATTGTCCTACAAACAAAGCAGGTAATCGCCACATATCTTTTTTAGGATCTAGGCCATACTCTTTGGCTGCTGCATTTAAAATGCTTTCATCTTTACCAATACCTACATAAAATTTTGCCAGTGTATTTAATGCATAAGACATTCTGTTCTCATCTATTAAAGACGCTGCTATCATTGTGTCTACTATTTTACCTTTAACTACTATACCTGCTGACCTTAACCAGCAAATATCGTACATTGCATTGTGAAATATAAAGGTAGTATCTACCTGGCTACAAATATCTTTAAGCCAATTTAACACTAGATTTTTATCCATATTACCACCGGACTCGTGGTGGATAGGAAAATAGCCTGACCAGCCCTCTACGGCCACCGCAACGCCAGCAATATGGCCTTTTCCAGTCACATTACCAGAGCCTAGCTCTTTTAAATGTGGATCATTAGTCTCTAAATCTATCGCTATTTCTTTTGCACCTTTAAGATTTTTTAATTCTTCTGGCATTACCCACTCTGTTTCTGGAGTGAACAAAGGTATTTGTGTATTTCTCATTCGTAATCCCTTTCGATTATCATATCAATATAGTGCTTAGCTTTAAGAAGGTCCTCTTTCCCACCCTTTTTAGATGCTCTCACTATATATTTTATAGCGTTCCCCTCCGCGAAAAGCAACTTGTTTTTATTTATAAACTCTGCTGGTTGAATGACAAAATCTTGGTAGTGTTGTCCACCAACTTGTCTTAACAAAGATTTTAAATCTCCTAATTTAGCATCTTTATTTATTACTCCTGATTCGAAAAGTTTTTTATATTTTTTTTTCATAGTATATAAGCTCGATCAAAATCCTTTGGATCTAAGACGTGTAATTCACGCTTCGCGCGCGTCGCACCTGTGTAGAATAATCTATGTAATTCATCCGGGTCGTGACTAAACGTTTCTAGCGCTGCATTAGTTATATCTTGCATCAATAAAACTTTGTCGGCTTCTCCTCCTTTTGCTCCGTGTATTGTTGACATTATTATACGAGGATTCTTATTTAACGTTTCACCATTCGCCCTCATATTACGAATGTAATTCTCTGTGATAGGATCAAGTCCTTCAAAAGATTCAAACCAAACTGCTGTAACTAATAAGCCGTGATCTTTCTGGCATTCCTCTAATGTGTATTTATTATCTGCGTGTAATGTTTTACCTTTTCTAAATCCCTCAAGTACATTTGATCCAAGGTATTCATAAATATTTTTTATCTCCAGGTGATTAAGTAATGCACCATTACGCCAAGACTCCCAGTTGTTTAATGCTAACAATAGTTTTAAAGATATAGAGTTACGTCCTTTGTATTGATAGTACCAACCCCGCAGCTCACATACTTCTTTGACCTGATCGAGAAAATGATTTGCAGAAGATAATACTAACCAGTTACCCTCACTCATATCTACTTGTGTAATATCAGAATATCTTTTTAAGATTCCTTCTTCTTCTCTAGGTTTATAATCTTTATCAAATCTATTTTGTACTTGGTTAATTATTTTTTGAGACAGTTCGTGTATAGGTCCTCCAGGAATCCTGTAAGATTGATCTAATGTTTGTATGTCATCAACTTCTTCTTTGAGTGCTATGAAGTGATCAACATCTGCACCGGCCCATTTAAATATAGCCTGGTCATCATCACCTGCAATATAAGTTTTCTCTGCTCTGGACCAAATCTTTCGTACCATTTCCCACTGTAGTAATGATAGATCTTGTGCTTCATCTATAAATAAAACTTCAAACTTATTGGTAGTTTCTTTTAATAAAAAATCTTCTAGTAAATCATTAAAGTCTTTGAGACCTTTTTCTTTTTTAAATCTTTTAAGTTCTTCTGCTAACAAAAACAAAGTGCTACGTTCTATATCTAATATATTTTTTCTAGAATCATAATAGTCTAGAAGATCCATTCTCTTAACTGCAGCTGTATTTATAATTGTAAGGTATTCATTGTCAGAATTAAATGTACCATCACCTTCAGCAAATCTTGCAACCTTTATAGGTATACCACATTTCTCACCAAACTCTTTATAGTCTTCACTTCCCATCATCTTCTCTCTCGTCATACCCAATTGATTAAATGCGTATGAGTGTAAAGTTCTAAAGTAAGTTAAATCATTATCTATGTCCAGGCCAAACTTATCAGCGGCCCTCGTTGCTGCTTCCGTTGCAGCTTTTTTAGTGAAAGAAAAATACCCTATTTGTTTAGGTCTAACGCCGTCCTGTATGAACTCGTCTACCAGATTCAATAGTGTGGTTGTCTTCCCGGTTCCCGGTGGTCCTAGTATTATTGTTTTCATATTTTTTTATTCTTCTTTTTAATATTCTATTTTTCATATTTAAATCATCGACTTGTTTTTGTAACTCTTCTATCTTCAATCTAAATCTCAAATGCCAGTTCTTGCCAACATCCTTATCAAACATTAAAAGTTTTCTACTTGATACGGCGTTTTAGAAACAGCAGCTTCTGTTTGTTTCATTGTTTTTATTTTTACTAATCTTGGTTGTTGTTTTTTTATTCTCACTCTTTCTTCTCCTGTAAAGTTATCTAGTCGTTTTAATAAATTACCTGTTTTAGTTTTGTCCATCTCCCAATGATTTCGTTTACAAAAATTATAAAAGTCTTCCATTCTAAAATATGTAAATTCTTTTTTTTCATCTGTGTATGGCAGCTTGTTAAATATATCATCCATTGTTCTTGCTGCTTGTCTGTTGGTTGTCCAGTCCTGCAAGAGTCCAGTAAGTTCATTAACTGGATCTAAAGACTCTAAAGGTTCT